TTGGAATACGCCGATCGGTAAACCATATTCCCGCATAGCTTGATTCATTCTAAGTTTTGTGGTCCTGGTGAAAAAGCCGCCAGTGTTAAGTATCACGGTATAGCCTACGCTATCGCTACCCGATATCGCCACAACATCGGTGTTGTGAAATGTAACTACTGCGGCATTCTGTAATTGGTGGTGCTCGCCTTGCAGGTCGCGATAATCAAAAATTGCCTGATGGTGTACGCTCGTCTTGTACGTACCTATTGTGTCTTTCTTACTCATTGTGTACTCCTATTGAGAAAAGTTTTTACGCTACTACGTAGCGCGATAGCGTAGCGCCGATTTGCACGGCGCTATAAGCTACTTGCTACGCTTTAGACCATACCTTCCATGGCATGGAAGATTGAAAGTTTATTGTAAACTGCACCGTCGGGTGTCTTCGCGCCTTTACCTACTACGTTATGCAGGAACATGTCGGCTGCCGCATGACGTGCTGTTTCTTCATCTGGTGCGGATCGTGCATACATGTTGCACAAGCCTTCGGCTTGTCGATATAACGCCTCGTCATTATTGATCCATAATGAAACGTTCCAAGCGTTCCATGATCGGTGGCCATTGTATTCTTTCATCGTGTTTACTCCTCGTCTCTCTCTTTTACTGCTAACAACAACAGTTCATAGTTGGGAAAAACTTGTACACCGTTGTCAAGCATGAGTGTGTAATGCCTATTGTAGCTTGATATGTAGCAATCATCGGGTGAAAAATCGTGTCCAGTGCTCTCAATAAGTTTCCGTGTTAGTTCTGTGTCTTTCATTGCTATGCCTCGTTTTGTACTGCGTTGATTGCTTCTTCTTCACTTTCGTATGGTCCGTAGGGCTCGCTATCCCACAGGCAACCGATGAAACCGTATGCGTAATACCATCCCGGAGTGTAGGAAAAGTCTTCTTCTTCACTCATGTTGGTATTCCACTCATCGCAATCAAACTGTGTAGCATAGAACACTTCAACGTTGGGTAGCGCGTGCTCTTCTTCTTCTCTTTCTGTGTCACTGTAGATATACATACTGTGTACTCCTCTGAGAAAAGTTTTTACGCTACTATGTAGCGCGATAGCGTAGCGCCGGAGTTGCACCGGCGCGTGGTCTACTTGACTACGCTTCTTTATCCGTCATGTTCTGTGAAGTTATCGAGCATGATTTCAGACGATATTGCACGCGCTGTAGTGGCGTCCAATTCTTCTATACCGTTTTCGAGTGGTCGGTAATATGTGGTATCGGTGTCGGTTGACACGAACACAGCAAGCGCCACGTTTCCAAGATACACGGTCGATATGTCGCCGTATTCTGTGGTCGGCGTGGCGAAAGTATCCCATTCAAGGCTATCTTGTGGCGCGTTCACGATATCAAGCATCTTATTGTTTTCCATAGTCTTTGCTCCTCTTTATACGTCTAACGGATTGTTTACCCATGTTGCATCGTTGCCGGTCTCTTGCCCGAACTCCCACAGCTCAGCGATTGCTTGTATGATTGCCTCACGTCGCATATGCGGATATTCACGGTGTAGTATGGGCACTATGTAAGATGCATAGGGAACGTCTCGATGCTCATCAATAATCAAGTCCATAGTGCATAGGTCGGGAATTATCTCGTCTACGCTTCGATTCAGTTTCTCTTGTTCTGTCATGTTCCTATCCTTTGTTTGATACAGTTTCTATGCTCAGTTCGCCAAACTTGCGACGCATTTCGAGCACGTTTTTGAGTTTCTGCAATTCTCCCTTGTCTTTGCCTATCTTCACTAAGACCGGCTTGTCTTTTCTCGTTTTGTACCGTCCGTAAAGTCCGTACGTCATTTCGTTTCCTCCTGTTGTTTGGTTATGCTGCTATGTCTCGCATATGGCTGTAGATTGCCTGTAAGTCTGTGAGTAAATCAGCATGATTGATAATAGGAATGAGTAGCGTTGATTGCCACTGTTCTAAGTCTGATAGTAGGAATCTGTAGCCATGGTTATGGAAGCCATAGAATGCTTCCCATACATTGCCGAATGCTGTATCAAACTCGGCGTCGGCTCTTATGCTATTAATTCGCTCGTTGTCGTTCATCTCTTGCAACATGTTCTCAATAGTAAAGCAATGTTGTTCATACACTGTTGCGTTCTCACTGTCGTAATTCAAATCTGTCATTGTCTTCGCTCCTCTTTGTTTGATATAAGAAGTATCGCACATATATGTGCATTGCGCAAGTACCATTCGAAAAATAATTACGATTTTTTGAAAGTTTTTTCCGCGATCGGAAATCGAGGCAGCGAGGCAGCGAGGCAGCGAGGCGCCGAGCCGGGGTACTGGACCCCCTTGAGCCTTCGGGAGGGGCTAAGTACTTGGAGCCCCATTCCCACGAACTCTGAAAAACTATTAGTCAAAGCTCTTCTCACCACCCCCTACTCACTCTTACCCCTTGCCAATTTCCAAACCTTACCCTATACTACCTCTTATGACACACGAAGAAGCGAGTAAAAAGCTCTCTCCCATGCAGAGAAGATTTGTCCAAGAGTACCCCATTGACTTCAATGGTCAGCAAGCCTACATGAGAGCCTCAGGCACCACCAATAAGAAGTCAGCCGGTGTCCAGGCTTCCAAGTTGCTGCGGATGCCGAAAGTCAAAGAAGCGGTGGACCTGTATGTACAGCAGACCTTGGGGCCGAAAGAGAAGCACCTCATTGAGAATGTAGACTTCTGGATTTCCATTCGTGATAACCCCGATGCCCGTCCCTCTGACCGCCTCAAGGCCTCAGAGATGCTTGCCAAGTATCAGCAGATGTTTATTGAGAAACATGATATGAATGTCACCGCCCAAGTTCAGATTGTGGATGACATCAAATGAGCGTACCTCTCACTGAGTGCATCGCACCAAGCTTCTACGAACTCCACAAGATGGTCAAAGCAGACAAAGCAACTGAGTACTGGCTACGTGGAGGCCGTGGAAGCACAAAATCTTCCTTCATCTCAATAGAGCTAATCCTTGCCCTTATGAAAGACCCCGAGGCCAATGCGGTCGCCTTCCGTAGATATGAGAATGAGATCAGGGACACAGTGTTCGCACAGCTTCAGTGGGCCATTAACAAGCTCGGTGTGGACCATCTGTGGAAGTACTACGTCTCCCCCTTTAAGCTCTTGTATGAGCCCACGGGTCAGGTGATACTTTTTAAGGGAGCGGATAACCCGAAGAAGCTCAAATCGGTGAAGCTCTCAAAAGGGTACCTCAAGATTGGCTGGTTTGAGGAGTGCGACCAATTCGCCGGGATTGAAGAGCTGCGTAACATCGAGCAGTCCATCTTCCGTGGCACCACAAAGAAGCAGATCGCGTTTTACTCTTACAACCCCCCGAAGTCCGCTCGCAGTTGGGCCAATGCTGAGACTAAAATTGCCAAGCCTGGGCGGGTGGTGCATTACTCCGATTATCGCTCTGTGCCCACTCACTGGCTTGGGAAGACCTTCATAGACAACGCTGAGCACTTAAAAAAGACCAATGAGGATGCTTACAACCATGAATATTTGGGGCAGGAGACGGGCACGGGGCTTGAGGTGTTCTCAAACGTAACGCTGCGTCCCATCTCCCAAAAGGAGATAAGCTACTTTGACCGTCGCTATCAGGGTCTTGACTTCGGCTACGCTGCTGACCCCATGTGCTTTCTCGAAGGCCACTTTGATGCCAAGCACAAAAGGCTTTTCCTCTTCTACGAGATATCAGGAACGAATATAAAGAACGCACAGTTTGCTGCTATGCTCAGTGATGAGAGAAGGAGTGAGGTCACCATGGCCGACTCCTCTGAGCCGAAGAGCATTGATGAGTTGCGTGATGAGCACAAGGTCAACGTCATGGCTGTGGAGAAGGCCCCAGGGTCGGTGGAGCACGGGATTAAGTACATGCAGGATTTAGAGGAGATCATAATAGACCCCGCGCGGTGCCCCTTGGCAGCGGCTGAGTTTATCAACTATGCTCTTGAGGTGGACCGTAACGGAGAAGTGATTAACAAGTATCCCGATAAAAACAACCACGCTGTAGATGCAACACGCTACATGCTTTCACAGCAGATTAAAGAAGCCAAGATAGAGCGCCGTAAAGCCAAGTTTAAGGCACGGCGTATTCCGGTACTCAATAGGTGGTAACATGAGAGAATCCAAGAAGAGTAGAGACCTACATCAGAGTGCAATCCGGGATTTTGACCGGGTGCAGTCTGCGATGTATGAAGAGAGGGAACAGGCACTTGAGGACCGGCGTTTCTACTCCCTTGCCGGAGCGCAGTGGGAAGGTGCGGTCGGTGAGCAGTTTGAGAGTAAACCACAGTTTGAAGTGAACAAGATTCACCTCTCTGTGATTAAGATCATAAATGAGTACCGCAATAACCGCGTGACGGTTGACTTTATCACCAAAGATGGCAACCCAGATGATGGGCTCTCCGATGTGTGCTCCGGGCTCTTTCGTGCCGATGAGCAGGACTCAGGAGCGGAGGAGGCGTATGATAATGCCTTTGAAGAGGCTGTGGGTGGTGGCTTTGGGGCGCTGCGGCTGACCACTGAGTACGAGGATGAAGAGGATGATGAGAATGAGAATCAGAGGATTCGTATAGAGCCGATCTATGACGCTGACTCCTCTGTCTTCTTCGACCTTGATGCGAAGAGGCAGGACAAGGCTGATGCCAAATACTGCTTTGTGGTGTACTCAATGACCCCTGAGGATTTTGAACAGGAGTGGGACCGCGCAGCTCCCACCTCGATGCAGAAGTCTATTAGCGATGTGGAGTATGACTGGTTTACCCCTGATGCGGTCTACGTTGCTGAGTATTACCGCA